GCGCGCTGCTTCTGCTTCTTCGCGATCTCTCGCGATTTTCGGTCGGCTACTCGCTCGGCCTCCGTCATGCCTTGCGTAAAGCCGCCGACCTTCGCCACAAGGTCAAGCGTCAGGGTTCCGAGATATCGCGCCATATCAAAGGATGCTCTTGAAGTTCACCGCCAGGTTTTCATCGCGGTTTCAAGGTCGATCGGCTCGCCGCTGCTGGCCTGGGCTCGCTGAGGCAGGAAGTCCGAGAACTTTGGTCCCCTGGCCCCCTTTTTCCGCGGGGCGACACTCGCCACGGTGTGCGCCACCAGCGCCGCTCCGTGCTCCAGCCGCGGGCCGTGCCACAACGGGCCGTGCCGCTTCCGGTACTCCACCCAAAGCTGGAATTCGTCGTAGCTCAGCCGCTGCTTTGCCTCTTCGATCGTCTTGCCGCCGACTCCGGCCAGTACAAGTTCGCACCAGACCTCATCGGCGGCAGTCAGTTTTTTGAGTGGGCCTCGTTGATCGCCTGCACGAACGCCCAAGCCACAGAGACGTCGAGATTGAAAGCCTCCTCGTAGGTAAGGCTTTCCTCTCCCTTTTCCCCGAGCCGCACACACAGGCTGATCATCTGCGCGGCATGCCGCCTGTCATGCGCATCGGACATCGCTGCCTCAACCACTCCGAACGGCTGGCGGACCACCCACACATCAAACTCGAGGTCTTCCCCATTCAGTCGGCACTTGACGCGCTTCTTGACGGGCTTTGGGTCAACAAAGCCCCCTTTCGCCTTCAGGTCAGACTTCTTCATGCGTTACACCTTCGGGTACCAAGCAGCCGGGCCAGAGCGTTGGATGGTGATCGTGCTCTGCACCACCGAGTTGAGTTCAAACGAGAACGGGAAGTCCGAGATGTAGCCGTCGAAAACGAACCAGGAGCGACCGCTCGGCAGATCGAAATCCCAGTCACCGTTGCTGTCTTGGACCTCGGTGGGGTCGATATCCTTTCCATCGGACCAACCGACAGCCCACTTGAGCGGGATAGCCCCCTGCTGCGCGAGCTCGAACAGCCGAACATGGGACTCGACCCCCGGATCGGCGTTGATCGTCAGTGACGCCTCACCCGGAGAACGTAAGCCGCGCAAGAATGCCCGCGCATCTGTGTCCTCCATGCAGGTGACCTCAATCTGGTCGGCAGGAGACGTGCCGGGGTCAAAAGAGGTCGGGCAGTCGATCTTGAGCACTTCGAAGATCGACGGATCTTGCTCGGTGGGGGCAAGAACGTATATTTGCGTTCCTTGTGTGAGTACGGCCATAGCAACTCCTATAGGCGAAAAAAAGCCGCCCGAAGGCGGCATTGCAGGCGGCTTTCAGCCAGGGTCAACTTCGTTCTACGATCCAGTCACAGTCGAACGAAAATCGGTAATTCTTGGTCTCTGGATCCCTGCTCTCCCCGCGCCAGGCGGTGATGTAGCAATCCAACTCAATGGCATCCCTCAGCGCCTCGGCAACGCTCCTGGCAGACGACGCCGTTTTGGCCCACACATCAACTTGGATCGTGGCCCGGTCCACATCCGGCCGGCAGGCGAGCGTGTTTTCCGGCGCTCCCCCGACCAGTTGAAATGTCGCGTACGGGTATACACGCGGCTCGTCCTCGTTCTGCCCCCACGGGTACAGGCGGGGCTCGGGGCTCCCGAGGAGCGCCAGCACCTGCGGGGATTGCTTCGCGACGCGGTAAATCGGCGGGATCATCGGGCCTGCTTCTTCAGAATCCGGTCGATGGCCTTGTTCAGGCGACGCCCGAACTCGGCCTCCACTGCCATGACGTTCTGCTCCAACGCGGGCCGCAAGAACGGCTGCGCCCTGGCCTGTTCCGTCCCCAGTTCGATCAAGTGCCAATGTGGCGTGTTGCCTCGCGGACCCTCGTCCGGGTTACCAGGCGGGATCCTGCCGCGCTCTGTTCCGACACCGACGGAGATCATCAGATCCCCGGTACGCTTGAAATACCGCCCCCGGAACCTCTGAATGACGTTGTCCGCGATGCGCCGGCCGGTCTCCGAATCGTCCACCCGCAAGGCATTGGCCTGAGCTGCCTGGCGCACAATCTTCGACGCATACCCCAGAGCCGATCGACCGGCCTTGCCGCGCAGCTCGACCGGAAGCGCACGCATCCTTTCGATGGCTTGATCTACGCCAGTCAGCTTGAACTCAATATCAGCCATCGTTGACGCCCTCTGAGCAGGCCAGGGTGGCGTACTCCAATCCGCTGTTCGGATCAGCCAATACGCCCTCGATGTTGTAGATCTTGCCCCGATGCAGAATCCGCATCCTGTGATCCACCGCACGATGCCGGATTACTATCCGGGCGGTCACCTTGGATTGCGTCGCGGCCGACGCGATGAACTCCCGAGCGCTCAGCGGCTCAACCGACGCCCACACCGTCGCCACGTCTACCCACGTCCGGATCGTGTCCCCGGTGTCCGGATCCCGCGTTGTCACGGTCTTCTGCAACGTCACGCGGTGCCTTAGGCGTCCTGCTTCCATTACCGCGGGCTCCCATCGAGATACGTACCAGGCACTGCGTCGTCCAGTCCTTCATTCTCGGCGAGGGCCGCAGCCAGGGACATTACAGCGTGGGCGAAGTACTCCAGCGACCGGGTCTGGGCCTGCAGCGCAGCGGTGTGCGCCTCGAGCGCTTGGATCAAGCGTTCCTCCACCTCACACCCCCATATGAACGCGCAGGGGGATCAGCAACCGCTCGACCCCCATCGGCAGGGCTATGGGAGTCCCCTTGGTGATCACGTCTTCCCGGTTCGCGTAGAGGTGGCCGACTGTCAGTAGCACAGCCGACCGGACCAGATCGGTCGCCACAATCGGGCAATCGCCGGCCGTGCCATCTTCGATTGCAGACTCCATCTCCGCTTCGCTCGCGAAGACCCGGCGATTCAGAAACCCCTCGGCGAGCTGCTCAGCCGCGTTGATCCATAACTGGATCAGATCGTCCTCTTCGTTGTGGTCAACGCGCAGATGAAGCTTGGCTTGCTCCAGGCTGACAATCGGCATCACATCCTCTCGTAACACCGGCTCGCAACGTGAGCGCTATCAACGAACTCCAGCAGCCGGCGAGTCGCATCCGGCAAGTCGATTCGCTTCTCGCAGCGGTGGGTATGGGAGAAACATTCACACGGATTGATCGTGTCGATCGCCAGGGTCGGTGTGTAGGCCGCACCAGCCGCAAACGACGAGGACGTTTCATAGCCTCCAAACACTGCGACCACAGGCGTACCCACGGCCTGGGCGAGCACCAGCGCGAAGCCGGGAGCCGTGTAGACCATCGCCGCACGAGCCGTTAGGGCGGCCAAGATCTCGATATCAAGCTCCCCGGCGTGGAAGGTCACATCGGCGTCCACGGGTCTGCTCACCATCCACTCCCTGCCCGGCGCCAGGTCCGCGACGCTCACCACAAAGAACCGGTCACGGATCCGCCGGAAAAGCTCCGCGTAGGCCGACACCATGGGATTCCTGTTGCGGCAACCGCCCCACTCTTTCCGCTCGACAAGCGGCCGGTAAATCAGTATCGGCTTGTCGGGGTTCCATTGCTCGATCAAGCTGTCCGCCCTTGCGAGCCAGCTTTCCGGCACCGGAAGCCGGAAATCGCCGACCGGCACGCCACATTGCGCCGACATCGCCGCAAGTACGGACCCGTGTCTCCGGACTGACTCGGGCGGGTAGCTCACCACCAAGCGGCGAGCTCCGGCGGGAGGCTGCTCCGAGGTGAACCGATCCGCCTCCCGCGCCGCATTCTTCGCCTGGGTACGCAAACGAGAGCCCCGAGAGACCAGCCGAAGCCCCGGCATGTCGTGATACAGACACGGCCACGGCGTCTCAAGCCAGACCTCATACTTTTCCATCAACTGCCGAATCACCGGCCTTTGATGCAGGTTATCCCCCAGGCCGTGCATGCCCTCCACGAAGAGAGCCGGCTTCTTCTGGCTCGACAACGCCACCTCCAATGGCTCACGCGGGAAACAGCGCAATGCCGTTTCCCGGGAGCAGTTCACGATCTCTACGCCTTTCAACCTGCCCGCGAGCTGTGCGAACTGCCCCGGCCAGAGCTTGACCACTCCCGCGTTGCCCAACCCCTGCGGGTGGTCTCCATGCCAATGAGTACGGCCACCGGTGTGCTCGCAGTCATACCCGAGGAGGATGATCCGCGATGCGCCCCAGTGCGCTGCCAGAGCGATCGCCCCGAGGCCAGAGTTCGCGCCATGCTCGAATCGCACTCGGCGCGCGCCCGGAGCCTGTACCGGGGCCACTCGCTCACCCCGAAAGGCCATGCTGGCTTCCTCACCGTAATGCCGCCACCAGGCCAAATCCATGGCGTACAGGACATCAGCCCACGGGGCCAGGCGGAACGTGGTGTTGGTGACGATTACCCCGCGGCCTTCTTCCTCTTGCCGCCACGCCCGGACGGCTTCGCAGTCGTCTGCGGTAAGGCTTGGGCCGCTGGCGATGCAGACGACGGTGTGCCAGCGGCCCCCGAAGGGTTTTCCCCTTCTGACCCCTCGAGTATGCGCACCAGCCCACGGCTGGCTAGCTGAGCTGCAGCTTGAGGAGAAACTTCAAAAGCCTCGTTCTTGCGGCGCAGCCCGTTGTGCTCCATGGACTGAAGCGCAATCACTCGAGTCATACCAGCCCCCCCGATCAGGCGCCGGACGAGGTGGGCTCGACACCGTCGAAGTCCCCCTTCACGAAAGCCTGGGGACGGTAGACGGTCAGACCCACGCGCTCTTCGCAGCGGATCGTGAGCATGTTCTTGACGAAGTTGTCGCGGTCATGCTCGGAGATCGCCACGGTCACGTCTTCGCGATCCCAGCCTTGGACAGCCAAGCCACCGCCGAAG